GGTATATACTAATAGTAGAATTAGAAAGGAGGAGTTAAAAAAAAATGAAAAGTGATAATGATTATGTTTTAGATTTAATTTTTTACTTTGACGGAAACGACAAAAAATTTAATGAAAATCAAGCTAACTTATACTTAAATGACTTATCAAATGCAGAATTAAGCACAGAGAGAATAAACAAAATTATAGAAGATTATAAAAACATATAGGCAGTGCAGATTTTACATAATTTTAAAATAAATTTAGTTTTAATAATAAATTAAAATGAAAATAATAGTAGTTTTTTGAAAAGCAAAATTGGAATTTGGGAATTTTATATTTAGTAGAAAACCCACCCCCAAAAGTAACTTTTCAAAAAGCAAATTTGAATTTAGAAATAATAATATATAGTTGAAAAAATAGGGAGGAAAGAAGAAAATGCAAAAAGATATGAATTTAAAAGAAATTGAAGAATATTTAGGAATTATAGATAATGAAGATTATTTATATAAAAAAAGAATAATAAATCATTTTAAAGAATTAGTAAAAGAGATTTCATTTATAGAAAACGAAAAAGTAGAAATTATCTTGCAAGAAGATTATTATCATTTAAAATTAGATTATGACATAATATATCAATTTAAAGAATTTATAGTATATAAAACAGAACATACTATACAAAACAAATATGAAAAAATGATTTTAGAAATGGCAAACGAGATTTCAAAATTAAGATTTGATAATGATTTAGAGTGGGGCGAGTATGCAGCAGAAGAAAATTATAAAATAGAAAATATAATTAAAGAGTATGAGGAGGAATAAAAATGGAGATTAAAGAAATTATAAATAGGATAGAAGGAGAAACAAAAAAAATAAAAACATATTTTGAAATAGATAATAAAATATATTGCTTAATACTTAATATGAATAAAAACGATATAATAACAAACGAATTAAAATTTATTGAGGAGGTAAAATAATATGAAAGTATTTGTAATTAGTTTTATGGATGAGTATTTAGACACACATTCACAATTTGGAATAAGCTATGTTTTTGATAGTTTAGAAAAAGCAAAACAACAATTAGAAATAATTAAACAATATGAATTAGAACAAATAGGAGATACAGAATATGAGCTTATAGATGACGATTTAAGTTTTGACCTTATAAAAGAGGGCGGAGATTTTACAACAAGTTTTAAGATTACAGAAATGGAGGTAATATAAATGGTAAATTTTGAAATAACTAAAAAGCAAAAACTTTATGAGGTAAACAATGAAAAATGTCATAATTATTATTATTTAATATATGGAAAAATATATAATGAAAATAAAACGAGATATAGAAAATTCAAATTTGTAGAATGGTTTGATATATTCGATATGCAAGAATACTACGAAAAAGATTTTATAACAAATACAGAAATAAAAGCATATGTTAATAATTTAATAGATAGTATAGGTTGTTCATATATAGACGATATAAAAAATTACAATGATGAGAAAGGTTTGAAAGAATTTTATAACTATTGTAATGAAACAATAAAAAATTATAATAATATTATTTAAAATTGAAAGGAAAGTAAAATTATGGGAAACGAATTGAAAAAATTAAGAAGACAACTTGAATATATTGAAGAAATAGACTATATATTATTAAATATAGATGACGGTGGCTTATATCACGATTTTACAGACAAAGAAGAAGAAACATATCTTAACTTTTTAGATTTTATAAGTAACTTAAAAATTTTAAAAGAAAAACAACTAAACAAAATAGAAAAATCTAATTTATAGAAAGGAGATTTAAAAAATGGATTTAAAAGAATTAAAAGATAAAATCGAAAAAATTGAAATTACATACAATTATGACAAATGTTATAGGGAGTTATATAATGCTTGTATTGATTATATGAACGAAACACAAAACTTTGATTTAGATTATTTATTTGAGGAATTTGTAGATTATGAAACAGCAGAGGAAAGAGCAAAATACGAACTTGAAAATGGTTTAGAGAGATTATATTATTTTTTAGGAGATACCAAAATTTCAAATAACATTTTATTTAGAATAAATGTTTATGGAAACTTAGAAAATATCTCAAAAGAGGACTTAGAAACGTTAAAAGAAGATATACTTGACAACATTGACCAGAAAATGCAGGAGGAACAAGAAGAATGAAAAATATAAATATTAGCAAAGAAGAAATTTTAAAAGGTTTTAAAACTTTAGGGTTTACCAGTGCAGATATACATATTCAATTGGTAGAAAATGGAAATATAAAAGTAGATAATGAAAATGATATTGAAATAATTTTAAATGGTTCGAGATATTGGGTTACAACAACCCCAACAATTACTGAAACAAATAAAGCAGGAGATTATGACATTCATATCACATACAAAATAAGAAGAGATAGTAAATATAATAAAGTATTAGATATTTTTACAAGATAGAAAGGAATTTTAAAAATGAAAAAGTTTATCTTAGGTTTAATTTTAGGTTTTATAATAACAGCTTTCATAAATATTTACACATTGGAAATAAATGGAATTGAAGAAACAGAAAATGGAATACTTGTTAATATTAAAAGTTTTGGTTATAATTTCAATTATTATTATGAAAAATAATAAAAAAATTTTGAAAAAGTATTGACAATAAAAACAAAAGGTGCTATAATATAGTTACAATAAAGAAAGGAGAAAAGAAATAATGAACAATGAAGAAAAAAGAAAAATAATAATTTCCCAATTAGAAAATTTTGAACAAGTTAGCTATGCTTATAGACCTTTTGACAATGAGTATTGGAAAGCAAAATTTGAATTGGAGAAACAACTTGAAGAAAAATATAATTGCAAAATAAACACAACTTTTGATTATGAAATAAAATTTTTATAAAGAAAGGAATTAAAAAATTATGACAGATTTAGAAATATTAGGAGAATTAAAAAGAATGTATTATTGGCTTGAAGATATTTTAGAAAACGCAGAAGATGACCAGATAGAGAATAAAGACTACATAGAGTTAGAAAGATTTGAAACGATTTTAGAAAATCAATATAGAAAAATATATAAAAGAATAGAAAAAGAATATATAAAAAACAATATTGAAAAGGAGGAAAAATAAATATGGAACAAGAAATAATACAGGCAATAAAAAAAGGTAAACTTTATGATTATATAGCAAATAATTTTTATAAAATAAGCAAAGAAGATTTAAGAGATTTAATACTCGAAATAATATATATGATTTATTATGATTATGAATATAGCATAGACGCAGATAGACAATTATTAAATGAGCATATAGTAGAATGTTTAAAAGAAAATAGAGAATGGGAGGAATAATTATGAAAGTAAAGATATTTTTAAAGGAAAATGATAGTTTTATAGCCGATTTTAATATTAGAAAAAATTCGTCAGCAAAAACAATTATGAAAAAAATAAAGGAATATATAGAAGGACATTACAATTGCAAAATTAGAACAACTTTACCAACAGGAAAAATTGATTATGCAACAGGGACAAAAGAAATAAGTTATGTATTGTTCGGCGAAAATTTACCATTTAGAAATTTTTATTACATAATGGAGGAAGAATAATGAAAAATGCACAAACAATAGAAAATAATTATAATAATATATTTATGGAAATACATAATAATGCAAATGATTATGATTGTCTACAAATAGGTACAAGAATATTAGAAATTGCAAAAGATAGATTAGACGGCGACTTAAATAATGTTGCCATAAAGACAGAATATAATAAATTAGAAAATATTATTAACGAGTTGCAATGTATAATTGATACATATATATAATAATGGGAGGAATAACTTATGCAAATAAATAATTTAAAAATTAAATATTCAAAATTATATAATAAATATCAAGTAATAACTTTAGATAATAAAACTGTATTAGAAGAATTTAAAACAGAAGAACAGGCAATTAAATGTGCAAAAAATATTAAAGATTTTATTAAAAATAAACATAAAAAAATGGAGGAATAAAAAATGTTAAGTAAATATTTAGATAAAGAAAAAATAATTAAGGCATATAGTGGAGATGGAATATGGTTAGACGAAGCAGAAATAAAAGAGGAAACTGTACTTGAAGAACGCACATATAAAAGAATTGTTTAAAATATGAAAAAATAGGAGTTGAAGAAAAATGGCAAATTTATATAGAAAATCAAATTGGTATAGAGTATTATATGTAACTTTAGAAAATGGCACAGAAATTGAACTTGATAGTATAATTGTTTATAATAAAAATGGAATAATTGCAAAAAATGAATATGGTTATTTTGATAATGACAAAACAATTGAAATAAAAGGAGAAATAAAAAGAAAAATAAAAGTAGATTTCTCCAAAACAGAAAACTTTGTAATAAAATCAAAAAAAGATTATACAGAAAATAGATACGATTTATATATTTATAAAGACAATGCAAGTTTACAGTTTTTAGGGTTTAGAAAATCAATAGACATTATACTTGCAGATTATAATTTAAACGGTGGCGAATTTACAAATTATGTAAAATCTTTAGGAGAAAACAAATATAATTTAAAAAAACAATTTGAAGAGGAGTATAATAAAATACACTTATACGATTTACCACACAACAGAGAAGAGTTGCAGCAAATATTTGACAAAATGACAGAAATAAACAATAAGTTATTAGAAGAAAAACAGAAAATAGAAGATTTTAATGTTAATACAATGAAGAAAGAAAGAGAAGAAATTTTAAAAAGATTTCAATAAAACACTTTCCAAATAATTTGAATTATGATAGAATATTATAAAATAGAAAGGAATTTTGAATATGAATAGGGAAGAATTAGAAGAATTATATAACGAATTTGTTATTAGAAATGGAAATGATTATTGGAAATGTGTTATTATAGAGCGTTTACTTATGAAAGAAGAGGAAGAAATTGGAATTACAGAAGAGCAAATTAACGAAATGGTAGATAGTATAATGTTTAATGATAATTTATGGCAAGAAATAGACGAAGAAATAGGAAATATTATTACTGAAATGCAAGAGGAGTAAAAATGATAAAGAGAAATGAAATTTATTATGTAAACTTTGGAGAAAATACAAAAGGGTGTGAACAAGCAGGAGTAAGACCAGCCATAATTTTACAAAATGACAAAGGCAATAAATATAGCCCAACAACAATAGTAGCACCCTTAACTACAAAACAAAAATCTCTTTATCTTCCATTACATATAGAAATAAAAAAAGATAATGTAAATAATTTAAGTGAAAACTCTATCATACTATTAGAACAGTTATTTACAATAGATAAAAGTAGAATTATTGACAAAATTGGAAAAATAGAAGATAAAGAAATCATAGAAAAAATAAATAAAAGTCTAAAAATTAGTTTGGGAATGTTTAAAAAGGGAGGTATATAGAATTGGAAGAACTTAAGCAGTTAAAAGATTTAGTTGAAAAATGGCAGCAAGAAATTATAAATACTTTACAAAAAGGAAATGAAATAATTATTAGAAAAAATAAAGATAATGTAGTATTGTATCAAAATATAATTAAAAAATTGAAATAATAAAAAGGACTTTTAAAAGTCCTTTATTTTTTTTAAAAAATTTTCCAAAAAACTGTTGACATTATCACTTTTATATGCTATAATACATTTATAGTTTGGAGGTGATAAAATGTATGAACTAATTATTTTAAACTTAAAAACAAATGAAAAATTTATAAAACAATTCACTAGTCTTTATCTTTTAAATGATTTTAAGAAAAAATGCAAATATTCCCAAAACATTAAAATAATTGGAGAATTTAAAATTTAATTACATACAGTTTGCCAAAACTTAAAATTGGAAAATAGCAAGTCGACTATAACATATAATTGTTATAGTCGATTTTTTGTTTACATATAAAAGTACATTTAAAATAGAATAGCAACAGAATACAACAGAACTTGTTTTAAGACATTTTTATATAATAAAGGTATAAATATATGTCTATAAATATTTATAGCTTTAAAACTAAAAATATTAAGCCATAAAATCGTTTTTAAGCAATTTTACATTTTAGACATATAATTACACTACGAATATATAAAAATTAAAATTTACCCTATTTCTGTCGTTCCTAGAGGCATTTAAAAAGTATATTAAAAGTAGGGCAGAAATATAGTAAACAAAGTTTCTATAAAACATAGGTTCTGGTTGAAAAATATAATAAGAAAAGAAAGAATGTAACATAAAAAATAAAAAATCACCAGGCTATGTAACATAAAAAATGAAAAATCACGAGAGCTATGTAACAAGAAACTCAAAAAATACCCAGGAAAACGGTTAAAAATGCACAATATTAAAAAATGTATATCAAAACTCTTAAAAAATGTATATTATTTTTAAAAAAACTATTGACAAATAGAAAAACAGTGATATTATAGCATTATAAAAGTTAGCAATCAAATGGATAAG